AAAACCCGCCGCAGCGGGTCTATTTCTGCGAAGAAAGTGAGTTCATAACGAACTTAGCTTCATTCCATTTTGCAACAGCAGCGTCATGCTGCTTAGTTAATGAAGTTACTGAATCGCAAAGGCCATTATCAATCCAATGGCGATGCATGTTACACAGGCGATCATTAAGTCTCACAACCTCACTCTGCGCAGCAACTACAATTCTGCGTGCTTCTTGGTATGTCATACACTCACCTCAATCGTAATAAGCCGGAATTGATTTGCCGCGCTGCTTCTGTACGGCATAGATTTTATTCCCGAGCGGGTTAGCGTCCCGGTAGTAACAGCGGTTCCGCTTAACCGCTGTTACTTCAACTTCCTTCTGACGCGTTCCGGCAAGCGAAATGGCTTTGGTAACGCGGTCAATTCTTTTGGCTTTGACCTCATGAGAAGCATCAGGAACATCGCAGCCAAAAATTGAATCGATGATATTGCAGATGGTGTCGCGCTCTATGGCTAGCTTCCTGCGCCGCTCATGACGGCGAGTTTTAGCATTGCCTGCAAACGTTGACTTCCCGTAGGTGATAACCGTCATGATTTAATCCTCATGTGAAATGGCTTTGGTGGTGTGACCAGGCTTGAACTGGTGACGCGATTCCACGGCTGGGCCCACGAATCCGCTCTACCTGCTGAGCTACACACCGCCAAACCCATCTCGTTTGGTATCTGTTCGCGCTTTGTCAGCGCATCATCGAAGTTAAAGAGCGTTGCCTTTCCGTTTGGCTACCAGCGTCCTGCTGATGGCTAAACAATACAAAATGTACTTAATATCGTCAATACAAAATGTACTTAAAATTAATGAAAAAATACTATGTGTATGAAATTGAATGGAAAAAATATTTTAGTATTAAAAAACCCGCATAAGCGGGCTAGGGGAGGGAATTGTTAGAGGCCTTGCCATTTTGCTTCAATGACAACACCGATAATGCGGCAATTTCCGTTTATGGGGATCATGTGATAGCTGGGGTTTAACGGTTTAAGATATTTCTGTCCAGCGTCAACAATATATTTCTTGAAGGTTGCCTCATTTTCAGACTCAAGCTTTGCCACCACGAGTCTTCCATTAGTCGGTTCGATAGCCGGGTCAACAAGAATTTGCATTCCTTCCGGTATGCTTAATCCTGTAGGAGATGTCATAGAGTCGCCACGAACGGTTAGCCAGAATGACCTTTCGCTTGCATGTGCAGTTGTCTCAGGCCACACCTCTATTTCTCGGAGTTGGTAAGGTTCAACAGCCTCACACCAGTTACCTGCGCTCACCCAGCTAATCAGGGGAAATCTCCTTATTTCTGTGTGTGGACGAGGACTTGAAACATTGTTCAGGTTGGAGTCTGGATAATCAACCATCCCATCAGAACTTAATACTAGCTCCTTCAATCCTAGCTGTTTCATGATCGCTGCAATATCTTCAATACTTGGTTCGCGGCGGCCATTAAGCCAATGACCTATCGCCCCCTGAGTCTTACCGAGAGCTTCAGCAAGTTTATCCTGGGTTAGGCCTATTTGTTTCATTCTGGCTTTCGCCAGCTCATTCCACGGTGTTTTCATGCGCCGATTATTACGAGATGTATTGACTGTGACAACACACATATTGTATTAATTACCTTGCTTTTATTTAGTACGAAATGTATTATTAAGTTACGTACCATCCTGAGGAGATATACCGATGAGCAATCTTCGGAAAATCCGGGAAACCATGAAGGTATCCCAGGCCGTTCTGGCCGAAAAGGTTGGGTGTACTCAGGGAGCAATTGGTCATTACGAATCAGGGCGACGCCATCCGGATTTGAGAATGTGCCGCCAGCTCGTAGAGGCGCTCAACAGTTTTGGCGCGAATGTTCAGCTAGACGATGTGTTCCCACCTGAACTTAATGCTGCCTAAGTAGTACCGCTCTTTACCAATCTGAACCGCCGACAACGCGGTAAATCTATTCAACGGATTTGCGTGTATTTGCGAATCCAACTCTATCTAATTTCTAAGGAATATTTTGAATGAACGTAGTTGCAACTAAAAGCAAGAAGGCGGCTAGCATTGAGTCCGCTTTACTCAACAAGTTAGCCATGATGGGCCAGAAGACATTCGCTAAAGCTATGGGTGTTCCTGAATACCAGGTAAGCCGATGGAAGAACGGTTTCTTCTCTCAGGTCAGCATGATGCTTGCGGTTCTGGAGTATGGAATCGAAGACGAGGAAATGGCAGAGCTCACCAGGCGACTTGCTACCTACCTGACAAAAGAAAAAGCCCCGAAGAACGGCGAATTCTTCGAGGCCTGATGTAGAAAGACTGTATCAATCCACAGGGGTAATTATGCCAAAACAACTCAGTCCTGACCAGGACAAATTACACAAAAACATACTACGTGATCGGTTCTTATCCAGCTTCAAACAGCCTGGTCGATTTCGGGCTGAGTTGGAGAAAGTGAAGCTAATACTGAAGAGGAAAGGTCATGAGTAATCTTGCAACAGTTACACCGATAAAACCTCATCTGGAGGTTGTGGAGCATCGCGTGGCAGAACTCGACGATGGCTACACCCGGACTGCAAATACACTGCTGGAAGCTGTCATGCTTTCTGGGCTTACTCAACATCAGCTACTGATTGTTATGGCTGTGTGGCGCAAGACATACGGTTATAACAAAAAAATAGATTGGATCGGAAATGAACAGTTCGCTGAACTCACTGGCATGGCGCCAACCAAATGTTCTACCGCCAAAAACGAGCTTATCAGAATGGGGGTTCTCACTCAGGTGGGGCGTCAGGTTGGTATGAATAAAAATATTTCCGAGTGGAAGACGAAGGTTAACGGATTCGGTAAAACATTTACCAGATCGGTAAAACTAACCTTCACCAAATCGGTAAAAACCAATTTACCGAATCAGTCAAACACAAAAGACAATATACAAAAGACAATAAATACAAATACCCCCTTACCCCCTAACGGGGGCGGCAATGGGCAGGTTAAACCTGAACGTCGCAAGGCAGAACGAATCGACTATGAATCCTTCCTGAACGCCTACAACACCGAAGTTGGTGACAGACTTCCACATGCTGTTTCGGTCAACGAGAAACGGAAACGCCGCCTGAAGAAAATCATCCCGCAACTGAAAACGCCAAACGTGGACGGTTTCAGGGCGTATGTCAGGGCGTTTGTGCATCAGGCCAAGCCGTTTTACTTCGGAGACAACGACACAGGCTGGACGGCTGATTTTGATTACCTGCTGAGGGAAGATTCGTTAACGGGAGTTCGGGAAGGGAAGTTTGCAGACAGGGGGATTGCATGAGACAGGATATCGAAGCGAGCGTTATCGGTGGCTTGCTGATTGGTGGATTAACACCAACCGCGAGTGACGTTCTGGCAACGCTGGAGCCTGAAGCATTCTCAATTCCGCTTTACCGGAAAGCTTTTGAAGTTATTCGAAAGCAGGCCAGAAACAGGAACCTGATTGATGGACTGATGGTGGCCGAGGAGTGCGGGGATGAATACGCAACGGCGGTAATGATGACTGCGCGGTCATGTCCCAGCGCTGCAAACCTGAAAGGTTATGCTGGAATGGTTGTAGACAGTTATCAACGGCGTCAGGTTTTACAGCTACTGGATGAGATGCGAGAGCCAATCAGTAACGGCACGCTGGATGCTTCAGGTAGAGCGATGGACGATCTAGTTAAGCGCCTTTCAGCCATCAGGAAGCCACGTGACGAGGTTAAACCTGTGCGACTGGGGGAAATTATCAGTGATTACACTGACACGCTTGATAGGCGCCTGAGGAACGGAGAAGAGTCTGATACCCTGAAGACCGGAATCGAAGAGCTTGATGCTATCACCGGAGGGATGAACGCAGAAGACCTTGTGATTATTGCTGCTCGTCCAGGTATGGGTAAAACCGAACTGGCGCTGAAGATAGCCGAAGGCGTGGCAAGCCGCGTCATTCCTGGTTCTGGCGTCCGGCGCGGTGTGTTGATTTTCTCGATGGAAATGAGCGCCATTCAGGTTGTTGAGAGAGGGATTGCCGGCGCAGGAATGATGTCGGTCAGTGTGCTGCGTAACCCGTCACGTATGGACGATGAAGGATGGGCGAGAGTTGCAAGCGGGATGAAGTTGCTGGCAGATCTGGATGTGTGGGTAGTTGACGCATCGCGTTTGTCTGTCGAAGAAATCAGGTCCATTTCCGAACGCCACAAGCAGGAGCATCCTAATCTGTCACTGATTATGGCTGACTATCTCGGGCTAATTGAGAAACCAAAAGCGGAACGTAATGACCTCGCCATAGCACATATCTCCGGTAGCCTGAAAGCGATGGCGAAAGACCTGAAAACTCCAGTTATCTCCCTAAGCCAGCTCTCCCGCGATGTTGAGAAGCGTCCAAACAAGCGCCCGACAAACGCAGATTTGCGGGATTCAGGAAGCATTGAACAGGACGCAGACTCAATCATCATGCTCTATCGGGAAGCGGTATATGACGAGAACAGTAGCGCCGCGCCATTTGCTGAAATCATCGTGACGAAAAACCGTTTTGGCTCGCTTGGTACGGTTTACCAGCGGTTCTGCAACGGACACTTTGTTGCATGTGACCAGGACGAAGCCAGACAGATTTGCACGGCATCAAATGCACCTGCTGGACGCAGAAAGCGATATGCACAAGGGGCTGACGTATGACTATTTACATCACTGAGTTGGTAACAGGCCTGCTGGTAATCGCAGGCCTTTTTATTTGGGGGAGAGGGTAAATGAAGGATTTATTAGTAACGCTAAATGTCGGTTTAAGCCTTCTTGGTTACGCCTACATTATGTTCAAAACAGGCCAGTGGATTATTACAAATGCACTTAAGCAGTGGGATAAGCGTAGAAAAGTGTCAGCAAAGCAGAAGGCGGTTGATGCGCTATATGAAGCATACGAACTGGATAAGGTAAGCGAAGGAGATACTGTAAAAGTGGCGACAAAAGAAGGTCTGGTAATCATGATTTGCAGACATGAAAAGACTAATACCCCAGCACACTGATGGATAGGAATGATGAGTACATTGGCTCAATTAATTAATGCCGACCTTGAAGAGTCAGGAGCACGGCATTATCGCTATTGGAAAGCTTCGAGACTTCCGACTAGAGAGCGATACAAGCGTAGGCCAAAACCAAAGAGCAGCCAGCGAGACAGGGTACTTAAGCGCCTAATGCAGATAAACATGTCGCAGTTTACTAATTTCACCTGGTTCAATCGGTGATGGAGAGGAATATGGACGAATCAAGAAATCAGTTTGAAGAATGGTTTAAAAACAAATATCACGTCTCAAGTGACGTGATGAAGATTATGCATATCAAGTCCGAAATTGCGTGGGAGGCATGGCAGGCGTCTCGCTCAGCTATCGAGATTGAGTTTCCAGCAAAAAATGATATCTCCAGCGATGACAACCCCATTCCTGACCTGGTTGATTGGGATGATGGAAGAAACGCTGGTATTCAGGAATGCGCAGAAGTCATCCGCGCCGCCGGAATCAAAGTGAAGGAGTGAGTATGAGCGCATACGAAGAAATCATGTTAGCCCTTCGATTCTTTTTCGATGTGGAAGAAGATGAAAACGTAAAAAAGATTATCGGCTACGACCGTGACCCGATAGGCACTATTGCTGCCGCACTTGACGATTACAGGAGCGTGGGAGATGAAGCAAACATACCTGCTTCGCAACGAAGCAATCAGAAATAACGCTATAGACGCCATTCTCTCACTACCCATTGACGACAAGTCACCCCACGAAGTCCACGTTAAAGCACCCAAGCGAACCAAGGCACAGAACGACCGTATGTGGCCGATGCTTCAGGACGTCTCCCGTCAGGTGCTTTGGCATGGTCAACGACTGTCTCCGGAAGACTGGAAAGACATCTTCACCGCGCTGTGGCTCAAGACTAAAAAGCTGGAGCAAAGAAGCGTACCAGGTATTGATGGCGGTGTTGTTCTTCTTGGTGTACGTACCAGCAAGATGAGGAAGGCGAGCATGACAGAACTTATCGAAATCATGTTCTGGTTCGGATCAGAACGTAACGTGCGATGGAGTGATGATTCCCGGCGAGAGTATGAATGGTCACAACGAACAGGGAGAGTTGCATGAAACGATGTTACCGATGCGGAGAAAGCAAAGACGATTATCGATTCCGGCCAAATCAACCTTATTGGCACCAATGGTGTATCAGATGTGAGCGGTCGCCAGTGGGTAATTTCCCGCTGCCAGAGACGAAGGAGGACGTATGGCACGACAGCGACGAAGTATCACCGACATAATCTGTGAAAACTGCAAATACCTTCCAACGAAACGCACCAGAAATAAACCCAAGCCAATCCCAAAAGAATCTGACGTAAAAACCTTCAACTACACGGCTCACCTGTGGGATATCCGGTGGCTAAGACATCGTGCGAGGAAATGACAATGGATTATTCACAGTTAAGTGATTTTGAAATTAACAGAATGGTAGGAGACATAATTTTTAAAGGCCTTTGGGCATGTAAACCGGAAACGTCAGGGAATAACACCAACAAATGGTATTACGGAAATGCTGATACAACTTTTGAGCCATTAAACCCTTTACCTGACTACTGCAATGATCCGAGCGCCTCATGGCCTGTAATCGCAAAACATCATATCAGCATATGTGCATACGAAAGAAATAATCCTGGAATGAAGAATGAATATTGGTGGGAGGCAGATAGATTTTGTGAATTTATTACCATAGACAACAACCCACTCCGCGCCGCCATGATTGTATTTCTCATGATGCAGGACGCCAATAATGCTTAGCCCATCCCAATCCCTTCAATACCAGAAAGAAAGCGTCGAGCGGGCTTTAACGTGCGCTAATTGCGGTCAGAAGCTGCATGTGCTGGAAGTTCACGTGTGTGAGCACTGCTGTACAGAACTGATGAGCGATCCGAATAGCTCAATGTACGAGGAAGAAGACGATGGCTAAACCAGCGCGAAGACGATGTAAAAACGATGAATGTCGGGAATGGTTTCACCCTGCATTCGCTAATCAGTGGTGGTGCTCTCCAGAGTGTGGAACCAAGATGGCACTCGAACGACGAAGTAAAGAACGCGAGAAAGCAGAAAAAGCAGCAGAGAAGAAACGACGACGAGAGGAGCAGAAACAGAAAGATAAACTGAAGATTCGAAAACTCGCCTTAAAGCCCCGCAGTTACTGGATTAAGCAAGCCCAACAAGCCGTAAACGCCTACATCAGAGAAAGAGATCGCGACTTACCATGTATCTCGTGCGGAACGTTTGTATCCGCTCAGTTCGACGCTGGGCACTACAGGACAACATCAGCAGCCCCCCAACTGCGGTTTGATGAACGTAATATTGCGAAGCAATGCATCGTATGTAATCAGCACAAAAGCGGAAATCTCGTTCCGTACCGGGCTGAGTTAATCAGACGCATAGGAATAGAGCAAGTCGAGGCAATCGAATCTGACCACAAGCGCCATCGCTGGACTATCGAAGAATGCAAAGCGATTAAGGCGGAGTATCAGCAGAAACTTAAAGACCTGCGTGACAGCAGAAGAGAGGCAGCATGAGCAAAATCCAATATCCAATGACCACTGCGGCAATTTTCGATGATGTTGTCTATCCGCTGCATTTCGACAATGCCGGCAAGGTTAGGCAAGAAATGGAAGGCGCTGTTAACTGGTTCTGCAGGTGGCGCAACGAAGAGAAAGCCGTTGTGAAAGCGAGGTTGTTGGTCAGTTGCTGGGGTCAATATCTGATTTATGAGCAGGTTATCCGGGAGGCCGCATGACACACACTATCAAAACCATTCCAGACATGCTCATAGAGACATATGGAAACCAGACAGAAGTAGCACGGCGCTTATCGTGCCACCGCAACACAGTCAGGCGTTATCTGTACGACAAAGAAGCCAGGCATCACGCCATCGTTAACGGCGTTTTAATGATTCATCAGGGCGGGAGAGGTATTTATGACCGTAACCAGCATTAACCAGGCGAAACAGCAGCGTGAACGTGACGAAGCTGAATTGCGCAGCGTCAGAGAGATGACGGAGCAACACCAGAAGGCGATGGATTATCTGCATGAGCGAGAGCGCGAACTGGTGAACCGGCTTGGATTGAACAAGCCGGCGGGAGGCGATGCTGCATGAGACTCGAAAGCGTAGCTAAATTTCATTCGCCAAAAAGCCCGATGATGAGTGACTCACCGCGGGCTACGGCTTCTGACTCTCTTTCCGGTACTGATGTGATGGCTGCTATGGGGATGGCGCAATCACAAGCCGGATTCGGAATGGCTGCATTCTGCGGTAAGCACGAACTCAGCCAGAACGACAAACAAAAGGCTATCAACTATCTGATGCAATTTGCACACAAGGTATCGGGGAAATACCGTGGTGTGGCAAAGCTTGAAGGAAATACTAAGGCAAAGGTACTGCAAGTGCTCGCAACATTTGCTTATGCTGATTATTGCCGTAGTGCTGCGACGCCGGGAGCAAGATGCAGAGATTGTCACGGTACAGGCCGGGCGGTTGATATTTCCAAAACTGAGCAGTGGGGAAGAGTTGTTGAGAAGGAGTGCGGAAGATGCAAGGGCGTCGGCTATTCAAGGGTGCCGGCAAGCGCCGCATATCGCGCCATAACGATGCTAATCCCAAACCTTACCCAACCCACCTGGTCACGCACTGTTAAGCCGCTGTATGACGCTTTGGTGGTGCAATGCCACAAGGAAGAGTCAATCGCAGACAATATTTTGAATGCAGTCACGCGTTAATAGCATGATTGCCACGGATGGCAACATATTAACAGCATGATATTGACTTTTTGAATAAAATTGGGTAAATTTGACTCAACGATGGATAAATGCACTCGTTAAATAAAGCCCTGAGTTTAACCGCTCGGGGCTTTTCGCGTTTTAAGCACGACATTTCTGAAAGCGCCCTATCACCAATCACCAGAACACATCCAGATACCCTTGCTCATTCGTGGCGACGGGGTAGGGCGTTTTACACAAAAGAAAACCCAGCACTATGGCTGGGATTCGTGAAAATGGGCGGCAAGAGACTGTTGACGCAGCCTCCTGCCTGATTTGCTCATGCCTTTAGTCACGAACAAACCACGTTACTAATCACTGTATCCTGGATTTGTTCTTTCCAATATCAACCAATTCATAACATTGAACAAATCCTCACGGTCGTGAGGTAAGACATGAAAAAGATGCCAGAAAAACATGATCTGTTAACCGCCATGATGGCGGCAAAGGAACAGGGCATCGGGGCCATCCTTGCGTTTGCAATGGCGTACCTTCGCGGTCGGTATAATGGCGGTGCGTTTAAGAAAACACTAATAGACGCAACGATGTGCGCCATTATCGCCTGGTTCATTCGTGACCTTTTAGTCTTCGCCGGACTGAGTAGCAATCTTGCTTACATAGCGAGTGTATTTATCGGCTACATCGGCACAGACTCGATTGGTTCGCTAATCAAACGCTTCGCTGCTAAAAAAGCCGGAGTCGATGATGCAAATCAGCAGTAACGGAATCACCAGATTAAAACGTGAAGAGGGCGAGAGACTAAAAGCCTATCCAGATAGCAGGGGGATACCAACCATTGGGGTTGGACATACCGGAAAAGTGGATGGTAATCCTGTCGTATCAGGGATGACAATCACATCCGAAAAATCGTCTGAACTGCTTAAAGAGGATTTGCAGTGGGTTGAAGATGCGATAGGTAGTCTTGTTCGCGTCACGCTGAATCAGAACCAGTATGATGCACTATGTAGCCTGATATTCAATATAGGAAAATCAGCATTTGCTGGCTCTACCGTTCTGCGTCAGTTGAATTTAAAGAATTACCAGGCAGCAGCAGATGCTTTCCTGCTATGGAAAAAAGCTGGTAAAGACCCTGATATTCTCCTTCCTCGGAGGCGGCGAGAAAGAGCGCTGTTCCTGTCATGATGTTCAACTGGAAAACGATGTTTGTTGGCCTGTTGCTCGTCTCGCTAATTGTTTCCGGTCGGCTGGCAAATCATTACCGTGATAACGCCATCGCCTACAAAGAGCAGCGCGATAACAAGGCCAGTGAACTGGAGAAGGCGAACGCCACCATTACTGACATGCAGCAGCGCCAGCTTGATGCTGATGCACTCGATGCTAAATACACGAAGGAGTTAGCTGATGCGAAAGCTGAAAATGATGCTCTTCGTCGCAAGCTTGATAATGGTGGTCGGGTGCTCGTCAAAGGAAAATGCCCTGTGCCATCCTCAGCCGAAACCTCCAGCGCCTCCGGCATGGGCAATGATGCCACCGTCGAACTCTCTCCAGTTGCTGGACGAAACGTTCTCGGTATCCGGGATGGAATCATCAGCGACCAAACAGTACTGAGAACGCTTCAGGAGTACATCAGGACGCAATGCCTGAAATAATTTCCATCACATAGAAATTTGACAAGTGACTTTCATGAAAATGCCTCGTAATGCGGGGCGTTTTTATATCCGCAGTAAATGCGCTTCACACGCGCGACTTCTGAACACAGAACCTTTCAGGATGACCCTTGAGGATGCCGGTTTGGTGATCGGTGCCTTTCTGTGGGCCGGAATCCTGTGTGACAAGGTTCATCACTTAAAGGTGATCACTGATGAAGTACCCAACAGTTATGGTCAATGGTGTGTCCGTTCGTGTTGATGAGGACGGACGCTACAACTTAAACGATCTCCATGCAGCAGCAGTTGCAAATGGAGAGGCTACAGAGCAACAGCGCCCAAGCCAGTTTTTGCGTAGCGCGCAGATAAAACGCTTCATAAAAGCACTAGAGGCCAAAGTGCAAAAAAGCACTTTGAAACAAATTCAACCACTTAAAATCATTAAAGGTGGTGCCGAACCTGGTGTGTGGGGCGTTGAACTACTGGCAATCAGATATGCAGCATGGATTAAGCCGGAATTTGAAATCGAAGTTTATGAAGTTTTTAAAACGATTGTCCGTCTCGGCGTTGGTGCCATGTCTCGCCTGAACAAAATTGACCACATCATCAGCACTGAAACCAAAGCGATAAGCCAGTGTGCAAGTCAAATGGCTAAGTGGGGAGTTGGTGGGCGAAAAAGATTGCTTCATGTTGCACGTGAGAGAGCAGCAAATGAAGTGCAAATGTATTTGCCCGGAATGGTGTGATTTCGCAGGTTAATCCAGTTTGTACATTACGGCAGTACCACGAAACAACCCAAGCCAGTAAGTGGGGAAATAACACTGGCAGCCACTGAAAGATGAACCTCCTGCCTTATGGCAAAAAAGATTCTTTGTGGTGGCGGACTGATGGAAAGACATCGGTTATTGCAGGGGCCATTCAATGAGTGGTCTCGACAATGGCTTATGCCCTACACGGGATAACTTAACTGATATCCCTTTTAACGGATAAACGGAGCCAACAATGGCAGAGATTATTCCCATGACTGAAGAACAGAAATTCCAGTTAGAGATTTACAAACTGGTCATGAACCAGAACGCAGCAGCAGAGGAAGCATTTCAATTCATTGGCACTGACGAGCTGAAGCTTGAGCTATTCAAAATTCACTTCCAGTCAGGCGGCGCTAATTCAGATATCACGACCCGTACTATAGAAGCTGTGCGTAAATCGAAGGAAGCGTTAGACCTGTTCACTACCGGAGCATGATGCTCAACCTGAAATAACGATTAAGTGAGATGAATATGGCAGCACCAAAGGGCAACCGATTTTGGGAGGCCCGCAGTAGTCATGGGCGAAATCCTAAATTCGAATCGCCTGAGGCGCTGTGGGCTGCTTGTTGTGAATACTTCGAGTGGGTGGAGGCTAACCCACTATGGGAGATGAAGGCTTTCTCATATCAAGGAGAAGTTACACAAGAGCCTATCGCCAAGATGAGGGCGATGACCATCACTGGGCTAACGCTATTCCTCGATGTGACGCTTGAGACATGGCGACAATACAGGGTGAGAGAAGACTTATCTGAGGTCGTTACTCGAGCAGAGCAAATCATCTACGACCAAAAATTCTCCGGCGCAGCCGCTGATCTTCTCAACGCTAACATCATCGCCCGCGATTTGGGCCTCAAAGAGCAGTCGCAAGTTGAAGACGTGACACCTGATAAGGGAGATCGCGATAAGCGCCGCTCTCGTATCAAGGAGCTATTCAACCGTGGAACTGGACGCGATTCTTGATAACCTGAGCGACGAAGAGCAAATCGAATTGCTCGAGCTACTCGAAGAAGAAGAGAACTACCGAAATACACACTTGCTATATGAGTTTACGCCATACAGCAAACAGCGTGAGTTCATCGACGCAGGTCATGATTATCCAGAGCGATGTTTTATGGCTGGTAACCAGCTTGGTAAGTCATTTACTGGCGCTGCTGAAGTCGCGTTTCACCTTACCGGGCGATACCCGGGAACGAAAGGTTATCCGGCTGATGGTAAATATGGCGGAGAGTGGAAAGGTAAGCGTTTCTATGAGCCAGTTGTCTTCTGGATTGGCGGTGAAACAAACGAGACTGTAACCAAAACGACTCAACGCATCCTGTGCGGGCGTATCGAAGAGAATGATGAACCTGGCTATGGGTCAATCCCGAAAGAGGACATCATTAGCTGGAAGAAGTCTCCTTTCTTCCCTAATCTTGTTGATCACCTTCTTGTTAAGCACCACACGCCAGAAGGCGTCGAAGATGGCATCTCAATATGCTACTTTAAGCCTTACTCACAGGGCCGAGCCCGCTGGCAGGGCGACACAATTCACGGCGTCTGGTTTGACGAAGAGCCGCCATATAGCATCTATGGCGAAGGTCTTACCCGTACAAACAAATACGGGCAATTCTCAATTCTGACGTTTACCCCGCTGATGGGGATGTCTGACGTTGTTACCAAGTTCCTGAAGAATCCCAGTAAGTCGCAGAAAGTGGTCAACATGACCATCTATGACGCTGAGCACTACACCGACGAGCAGAAAGAGCAAATCATCGCATCCTATCCTGAGCATGAGAGAGAGGCGCGTGCTCGCGGTATTCCTACGATGGGTAGTGGTCGAATCTTCCAGATACCGGAAGAGACTATTAAGTGTCAGCCGTTCGAGTGTCCTGATCACTTCTACGTGATTGGCGGGATGGATTTCGGATGGGATCACCCGCAGGCGCAGGTTCAGCTTTGGTGGGATAAGGACGCAGACACAATCTACGTTTCACGCGTGTGGAAGGCGAAAGAAAAAACAGCCGTTCAGGCATGGGGAGCTGTTAAATCATGGGCGCATAAAGTGCCAACAGCATGGCCTCATGACGGAAACCAGCACGAGAAGGGCGGCGGTGAGCAGCTCAAAGGGCAGTATTCAGACGCTGGATTTATGATGTTGCAGGAGCATGCGACATGGCCTGATGGCGGTAATGCTGTTGAGCCTGGCATCACTGAATTGCGCGACATGATGCTCGATGGTCGCTTCAAAGTATTCAACACCTGTGAGCCATTCTTTGAGGAGTTTCGCCTCTATCACCGTGATGAAAACGGGAAAATCGTCAAGCTTAACGACGACGTTCTCTCAGCCGTTCGCTATGCATACATGATGCGCCGCTTCGCCAAAATGATGCGCGACATCAAAAAACCAAAAGAGAAAAAGATACCAGCCCCAATCAGGCCCATCGCACGGAGAACTTAAATGGCCGACGAAAACAGACTCAATTCCATTCTGTGTAAGTTTGACGCAGACTGGATGGCGAGCGATGAAGCCAGAACCGAGGCGACAAATGACCTGTATTTTAGCCGAGTGTCGCAATGGGATGACTGGCTATCAAACTACACCACCCTGCAATATCGCGGACAATTCGATGTTGTTCGCCCGGTGGTCAGGAAGCTGGTCGCAGAGATGCGCCGGAACCCTATCGACGTTCTATTCAGACCAAAAGACGGAGCTAATCCTGATGCTGCCGATGTGCTGATGGGGATGTATCGTACTGATATGCGCCATAACACGGCAAAAATTGCCGTTAACGTTGGCGTTCGTGAGCAGATAGAGTCTGGCGTTGGCGCATGGCGTCTGGTCACGCAGTACGAAGACAACGACCCAACAAGCAACAATCAGGTAATCCGACGCCTTCCAATCCATGAAGCCTGCTCACACGTCATATGGGACGCCAATAGCAAGCAGATGGATAAGAGCGACGCTAAGCACTGCACGGTGATTAACGCTTTGTCACGCAATGGCTGGAAAGAGTTCGCAGAGGATTACGGTATTGATCCGGACACCCTGCCATCTTTCCAGAATCCGAACGACACATGGCTGTTTCCGTGGGTATCGAATGATGTCGTCTACGTCGCTGAGTATTACGAGGTCGAAGAGAAGAAAGAGAAAGTCTTCATCTACCGCGACCCGCTGACAGGTGAGCCGGTCAGCTATTACCAGCAGGATATCAAAGACGTCATCGACGACCTGGCTAATCGTGGATTCATTAAGGTAGCAGAGCGTAAGGTCAAGCGTCGGCGTGTGTATAAGTCGATCATCACCTGCACGCAGATACTGAAAGACCGCGAGAAGATAGCCGGAGAGCATATCCCAATCGTTCCTGTGTACGGCGAATGGTCATTCGCTGGTGACAAGGAGTGCTACGAGGGCGTGGTAAGGCTGACGAAAGACGGTCAACGCCTTCGTAACATGATCATGTCATTCAACGCCGATATTGTTGCTCGCTCACCGAAGAAGAAACCGACCTTCTTCCCTGAGCAAATCGAAGGCTACGAATACATGTACGGTGGAAATGATGACTATCCGTACTATCTGCAGAACAGGACCGATGAAAACGGTAGCGACCTGCCGATTGGTCCAATCTCCTACATGGAAAACCCTGAAGTGCCGCAAGCCAACGCTTACATGCTTGAGGCTGCCACCAACGCAGTGAAAGAGGTGGCTAGTCTTGGCGTGGATGCGCAGGCGGCAAACTCTCAGGTCGCTTTCGATACCGTCAATCAACTGAACATGCGGGCAGACCTTGAGACATACGTGTTTCAGGATAACCTGGCTACCGCAATGCGACGTGATGGCGAGATTTATGCCTCAATGGTCAACGATATTTATGACGTTCCTCGCCATGTAACGCTGACTCTTGAAGACGGAAGCGAGAAAGACGTTCAACTCTACGCGCAAGTTGTCGATTACCAGTCCGGCAATGTGGTCACGCTCAACGACATTCGTGGTCGCTATGAGTGCTATACGGACGTTGGGCCATCCTTCCAGAGCATGAAGGAACAGAACCGCGCAGAGATTCAGGAGTTACTCACCAAGGTTCCGCAAGGTACTCCAGAGTTCCAGATGCTGATGCTGCAATACTTCACGCTGCTTGACGGTAAAGGCGTCGAGATGATGCGGGAGTACGCGAACAAGCAACTGGTGATGATGGGGCTGAAGAAACCAGAAACACCTGAAGAGATGGAGATGGTGCAGCAGGCACAACAACAGCCGCAGCAGCCATCAGCAGAGCAAATTCAGGCGCAGGGCATCCTTCTGCAAGGTCAGGCTGAATTGCTCAAGGCAGAGAACCAACAGGCGCAGATTCAGGTTGAAGCTGCCAAAGTTGAAGCCCAAAACCAACTCAACGCCGCGAAGATTGCAGAAATCTTCAACAATATGGACCTCGACAAGCAGGCAGAACTGCGTGAATACCTCAAGCTCGTAGGTCAATTCCAGCAACAGCGCAGCAAAGATGCTCGTGCTAACGCTGAGCTGCTTCTTAAAGATGCAGACCAGACTCATTCACAACGCATGGATTTCGCGAATCTTATGCGTCAAGTTCAAATCCCCTCCGGCGGAGTAGCCGAGACACCTCAATAAGAGAGAGTTAATCATGGACCAAACCACCGACATTCAGACTTCTGAAGAATTAACCCTGCCCGGCAATCATGCAGCGGCATCTGCTGATGGCTTAGTTGTCGATAATGCCAACGACAACGCAGGTCAGGAAGAAGGCTTCGAGATTGTCCTGAAAGACGATGAGAAACCAAAACAAGACCCGGCAACTAATGCTGAATTTGCCCGTCGCCGCATCGAACGCAAACGCCAGCGTGAGCTTGAGCAGCAGATGGAAGCGGTTAAGCGGGGAGAGTTGCCGGAGCACCTGCGGGTGAGCCCTGAGTTACCAAAACAACCAGACCCTAACGATTATCTTTCCGAAGACGCACTGTCTAAGTACGACTATGACCAGAGCCGCGCACTGGCTGCCTTCCAGCAGGCAAACAGTGAATGGCAGATCAAGGCTATGGACGCACGAAGCCAGGCTGTAGCTGAGCAGGGCCGCAAAACTCAGGAGTTCACCCAGCAATCAGCGCAATACGTCGAGGCAGCCCGTAAGCACTACGACGCAGCGGAAAAGCTCAATATCCCTGACTATCAGGAGAAAGAGGATGCATTCATGCAACTGGTGCCGCCAGCAGTCGGTGCCGACATCATGCGCCTCTTCCCGGAGAAATCCGCTGCTCTCATGTATCACCTTGGTGCTAATCCTGAGAAAACACGCCAGTTGCTGGCGATGGACGGGCAATCCGCGCTGATTGAACTCACTCGACTGTCAGAACGTTTAACTCTCAAGCCTCGAGCCAAGCCTGTTTCAGAAGCCCCGTTACCTGATGAACCCATTCAGGGACACGCTGTTGCTGCAAATATCTCTGCGATTGAAAAGCAGATGGAAGCGGCAGCAAACAAAGGGGATGTAGAGACGTACCGCAAGCTCAAGGCGCAACTGAATAAAGGAATTCGATAATGGCATTAAATGAAGGTCAACTGGTCACGTATGCTCTGGATGAAATCATCGAAACCGTCCAGAACCTGACGCCAATGGCGTCAAAAGTGACAAAATACACCCCTCCGGCAGAATCCATGCAGCGTTCAAGCAACACCGTGTGGATGCCTGTTGAGCAGGAAGCGCCAACCCAGACTGGCTGGGATTTAACTGGCAACGCAACCGGGATTCTGGAACTCTCCGTGAAATGCAACATGGGCGATCCGGATAACGATTTCTTCGAGCTTCGTGCAGATGACCTGCGTGATGAGCGTTCTTACCGTCGCCGCATCCAGGCATCCGCCAAAAAACTGGCGAATAACATTGAGTCAGCAATTGCCAAACAGGCAACCGAAATGGGCTCACTTGTTGTTCACGATACCCGCGCAATTGGTCCATCTACTGGCCTGTCTGGCTGGGATTTTGTGTCTGATGCAGAGCGCCTGATGTTCTCCCGTGAGCTAAACCGCGATATGGGCATCAGTTACTTCCTGAACCCTGACGATTACCGCAAAGCAGGCCGCAACCTGGTAGATGGTGACATCTTTGGGCGCGTTCCTGAAGACGCGTATCGCAACGGTACTATTCAGCGTCAGATTGCTGGCTTTGATGAAATTCTTCGCTCACCGAAACTTCCGGCAGTTACCAAGTCAACCGCTACTGGTGTAACTGTTTCTGGTGCGCAGAAGTTTAAGCCGCAGGCATACACCCTTGATACCGATGGTAACAAAGAGAACGTCGATAACCGTGTTGCAACGGTGACCGTATCCTCCACCACCGGATTTAAGCGCGGCGACAAAATCAGCTTCACTGGTGTGAAATTCCTGTCTCAGATGGCGAAGAACGTGCTGACTGATGATGCGACTTTCTCAATCACCCGTGTGATCGATGGTGCTCACATCGAAATCACGCCGAAGCCGATTGCGCTGGATGACTCGTCACTGACAAAAGAAGAGAAGGCTTACGCTAACGTAAACACCTCTCTTGCTGATACCACTCCGGTAAACGTTCTGAACGTGGCAACAACCACCGCTAACGTGTTCTGGGCTGATGACTCAATCCGCCTGCTGTCTCAGCCGATTCCGGTAACCCATGAACTGTTTGCTGGCATGAAAACTTCTTCCTTCAGCATTCCAGGTATTGGTGTTAACGGCATCTTCGCAACGCAGGGGGATATCAACACTCTGTCTGGCAAGTGCCGTATTGCTGTGTGGTATTCAGCATGTGCTGTACGACCAGAGGCAATTGGTGTTGGTCTGCCTAACCAGACCGCGTGATAACCAGAGGGAGCTTCGGCTCCCTTTTTTATCTGGAGACAAGCATGACACACATGATCTTTCGTCATGGAGACATGAAGAAGTGGAAAGGCGTTGGATACGACTTTGAAATCGTGAAAGCCGAAGAGCTTCAGGAATATCTGGATGCTGGCTGGTTTGCACATCCTGATGATCTTCTGAAGGATGTTGCAGAGCCAGAGCCAGAGCCAGAGCCAGAGCCAGAGACAGAAGAAAAACAGCGTAAAAAGCCTGGTCGAAAACCTAAGGCGGCAGCAGATGAACCTGACAACGAAGGGTGATTTAGTTCTTGCGGCATTACGTAAGCTCGGTGTGGCATCAAATGCCACGTTAACCGATGTCGAACCGCAGTCTATGGAAGACGGCGTCAACGACCTTGAAATGATGATGGCTGAATGGCTTGGCGGTGATGTGTCACCTGGTATCAACGTTGGCTACATTTTTGCTGATGCAGATGTCGCTCCAGATCCGGGAGATGAGCACGGATTATCAAATAACGCTATAAATGCCGTCATTTTCAACCTTGCCTGCCGCATTGCTCCAGATTATGCGCTGGAAGCGTCAGCAAAACTTATAACCACTGCCAGATACGGGAAAGAGCGACTCGTCAAACTGTCTGCAATGGACAGAGCAAAAGCCGCTAAATGTAAGTCCGGTTATCCAAACCGTATGCCTGTTGGTAGCGGTAACCAGTTGGCGAAGTGGAACGGTTGGAATTACTTCCACCGGAAGGAACCTTGCGATAACGGGAGCGAATAAATGCCTATTCAGCAACTTCCGCTTATGAAAGGTGTCGGCAAAGACTTTCGAAACGCCGACTATATCGACTATCTACCAGTGAATATGTTGGCTACACCCAAAGAAATCCTTAACAGCAGCGGATATCTTCGCTCATTCCCGGGCATTGCCAAACGTTCTGATGTGAACGGCGTATCGCGCGGAGTTGAGTACAACATGGCGCAGAGTGCTGTTTATCGCGTGTGTGGCGGCAAGCTGTACAAAGGAGAAAGTGAAGTCGGTGATGTTGCCGGAAGTGGTCGTGTATCAATGGCGCATGGTCGGACATCTCAGGCTGTAGGCGTTAATGGTCAACTGGTAGAGTATCGCTATGATGGCACGGTTAAAACCGTCTCAAACTGGCCTGCAGATAGCGGATTCACTCAGTATGAGTTAGGTTCGGTTCGTGACATTACGCGCTTGCGTGGGCGTTATGCGTGGTCAAAAGACGGCACTGATTCATGGTTTATCACTGACCTTGAAGACGAATCGCATCCTGACCGTTACAGCGCACAATATCGTGCCGAGTCGCAGCCGGACGGCATCATCGGTATCGGCACATGGCGAGACTTCATCGTCTGCTTTGGTTCATCGACGATTGAATATTTCTCCCTGACTGGCGCAACCACCGTTGGTGCTGCTTTGTATGTCGCACAGCCATCACTGATGGTGCAAAAAGGCATCGCCGGAACTTACTGCAAAACGCCGTTTGCTGATTCCTATGCGTTTATCAGCAATCCGGCAACGGGTGCGCCGTCTGTATACATTATCGGCTCCGGTCAGGTGTCACCAATCGCCAGCGCGAGCATTGAGAAAATCCTCCGCTCCTACACTGCTGATGAACTGGCTGATGGTGTGATGGAATCGCTGCGATTTGATGCTCATGAGTTGCTGATTATCCATCTTGCGCGCCATGTTCTCGTGTACGACGCATCTTCAAGCGCCAATGGTCCGCAATGGTGTGTGCTGAAAACAGGTCTGTATGACGATGTGTACCGCGCTATCGACTTCATTTACGAAGGCAATCAGATAACGTGCGGCGATAAACTGGAGTCCGTGACCGGGAAATTGCAATTCGACATCAGCAGCCAGTACGACAAGCAACAGGAACACCTGTTGTTTACCCCCCTCTTCAAAGCGGACAATGCCAGATGCTTCGACCTCGAAGTTGAATCATCCACTGGTGTTGCTCAATATGCTGACCGCCTGTTTCTGTCTGCAACCACGGACGGAATCAATTACGGTCGCGAACAGATGATTGAACAAAATGAGCCGTTTGTGTACGACAAGCGTGTTATCTGGAAACGTGTTGGGCGCATTCGTCGATTAATCGGATTCAAACTGCGGGTAATCACCAAATCACCAGTAACACTATCCGGGTGTCAAATTCGTCTGGAGTAACATATGGCAGACCCGTCACTTAATAAGCCTGTCATTATTCAGGCCACTCGTCTTGATGCCTCAATCCTCCCCCGCAACGTCTTCAGCCAGTCTTATCTGCTCTACGTAATCGCGCAGGGGGCTGACGTTGGCGCTATTGCGGGAAAGGCAAACGAAGCAGGGCAAGGTGCCTATGACGCGCAGGTAAAGAACGATGAGCAGGATGTTGAGCTTGCAGACCACGAAGCGAAAATTCAGCAGTTACGCATCGACGTAGACGACCATGAAATCCGTATTACTGCAAATACCAATGCAATTGCGGCGCTGGATGTCAGACTAACCACGGCTGAAGGCGAAATAGTCACCTTGCAGGCTGATGTCAGTGCTCTTGATGGTAGGGTTACGGCTGCTGAAAGCACTATTTCTTCATTGCAGGCTGATTACGTATCGAAGTCAGCAACTGCTTCTCAATCGCTGGCGTCACCTCTCAACGTGACAACGTCCTATTCAGTTGGCGGCACTAAAGTTATCGGTGCGCGACAGACAGGATGGACAGCAGCAACAGGCGCTGCGCTTCTCGGTGCATTCAACGCTAACCAGGCATACACGGTCAGTGCCACATATACGCAGTCTGAGGTATCAGCTCTGGCTACCGGATTGCAGCAGGCGCGACAGCGTATCAAAGCTCTCGAAGATGCAATACGAACTCATGGATTAATCAACTGATGATTACATTCATTCCAACACGCAACATCGACCTGATAGAAACGGTCGGCAATCATCCCGACATCATCGCCGGGAGTAACAACGGTGACGGATACGACTACAAACCTGAGTACCGCTATTTCGAAGTGAACGTACATGGTCAGTTCGGTGGCATCGTGTATTACAACGAGATTCAGCCGCTAACCTTTGAATGCCACGCCATGTATCTGCCTGAGATTAGAGGATTCAGTAAGGAAATCGGGCTGACGTTCTGGCGATATATTCTTACCAATACCACCGTTCAGTGCGTTACATCATTTGCTGCACGCAAATTTCGCCACGGTCAGATGTACTGCGCAATGATTGGTCTTAAGCGTGTAGGAACCATCAAGAAATACTTCAAAGGCGTGGATGACGTGACGTTTTACAGCGCCACACGCGAAGAACTAATCGACTTCCTGAATCACGGGAGATAAACATGTTATATGCATTTACGCTGGGCAGAAAACTGCGCGGTGAGGAACCTTATTATCCTGAAAAAGGCGGTAAAGGTGGCTCATCAAGCAGCGGGGCAAAAGAATCCGCAAAAGCAACACAGTACGCAGCAGACCTGCAAAACCAACAATTCAATCGTGTGATGGAGCAGTTGGCACCTTACGCCGCCGCAGGTTTGCCGGCTCTCCAGCAGATTCAGCAGCTATCAACGCTGGAAGGTCAGAACAGCGCTCTCAATCAGTATTACAACTCAGACCAGTATAAACAGTTGGCTGATCAGGCTCGCTATCAAAGCCTGAATGCAGCGGAAGCCACCGGAGGTCTTGGCTCTACAGCAACATCAAACCAAATTGCATCCATTGCACCAACGCTCGGGCAGAACTGGTTGTCAGGGCAGATGCAAAACTATGGCAACCTGTTAAACGTTGGTCAGTCTGCGGCAGCAGGCCAAGCATCGGCAGGACAGAACTATGCAAATAACGCAGGTAATCTTGCACAACAGATGGCGGCTATCCGCTCTCAGGGTTCTGGTCAATCCACGCTTGGAAGTGCCATTAGCGGGGGTACGAGTGGTGCGCTTGCAGGTGCTGGTATTGCAAGCCTGTTAGGTACTTCCACGCCATGGGGCGCTGGTATCGGTGCTGGTATCGGATTGCTTGGCTCACTCTTCTAAGGAGTTATCGTGGCTACATTTCAACTTGCTGGTTTGCCGTCAATGCAGGTGGCAAACCAAAACGCGCCCGGGCAGCCATCACTATCAAACTACGACTTTAGCCAGCGCCCAAACGTTGGAGTTCAACTTGCTCAGGGTCTTGGTGCAGTTGGTCAGGCAATACAGCAGAATGAGGCTGCTCAGAGGCTTTCTGACTTTCAAAAAGCTTTCGGTCAGGCTTATGCGGCAGGTGATCGGGACGCCTTGCGTCAACTTGCAGCCACCAATCCAGACCAGATTGAAACAATTCGTCAGGGCATGGGCTTTGTTGATGCTGACAGAAATCAGGCGATGGGCGATATGTCTGCACGATTGAATATTGCCGCCGCTCAGGGGCCTGAAGCGGTGATGCGAGAGCTTGCCACTCACCAGAATACACTGCAGCAAATTGGCGTATCTCCTGAACAGGCGTGGCAGACATATCAACAAAGCCCTGAAGGCTTCTCGCAGTTAACAGACCTTATTGGGATGCACGCGGTAGGACCAGAAAAGTATTTTGATATTCAGGACAAGTTGACAGGTCGCGAGATTGACAGAGGTCGACTAGCTGAAACAATCCGCAGCAATAAAGCAGGGGAAGGACTTCAGGCTCGCGGGCAAAATATTACTATGCGCGGACAAGACATGTCAGCCTCTACAGCCCGCCGCGGTCAGGATTTGGCAATGCAAAGGGCGAACGCCAGAACGATATCAGGAGTCGAGGGGAATCGGGTCGTTCAGCTTGCAGATGGTAGAACAGTCAACATTGACGGAAAACTTCACGGCGCAGGTGCGAATTCATTTTACGAAGGCATTGACGATAACGGCAATATGGTTCGCGTACCGGCAAGTGCTATTGCAGCACCTCCAACGTCTGCGGCAAGCGCACAGAACTACGCGATGAAGAAAGACATTGACGCAATCGCAAATGCAGATGCTTCTGCTCTCGATTTCATGACTGGCATGACTGGCGGAGCTGGAAATCCGGCAATTGGTGCAGATGTTCGCAGCCGACTCACAGGCAAAGAGCAACGCCAGTTATATAACTCCGCACAACGTATTCAGGGAAGAATGCAGAATCAGGGCGTGGCAGCAGCAAGAGATATGGGCGCTAGCGGTATCAACACCATTGCAGAAGCGAAGATGTATTTTCAGGGGATGCCGCAAGTAGATTACTCTAGCCCGAAGGCTATGCAGCAGTCTATTCGTGAGATTCAGGAATACACCAACAATTACAACCAGCAGTACAATGTTGATGTTGGTAAATCGCAGTATCAGCAATCCCAACCTGTACAGAAATCACAGCCTGCATCCAACAGCAACTTTTCTTCACTATGGGGTGATTAATGGCTAAGGCATGGAAAGACGTTATTGCCTCTCAGCAATATCAGGCATTGGCACCAGAACAGAAGGCACAGGCTCAGGAGCAATACTTCAATGAAGTGGTTGCACCTCAGGCAGGCGATCAGGCTGAGCAGGCTAAACAGGCTTTCTATGCTGCGTATCCGGTGCCGTCAGCAGAGCCTCAACAGGCACCGCAGGAAGCACAGCCACAAGATCGGGGGGGCTTCCTTTCTGACATCGTGAGCGCGGCAGCAGAAACAGGACGCGGAATGCTTCAGGCTGGAGTGAACCTGGCAAATATTCCTGCATCGATGGCTGATGCGGTTGCCAGCGCCGGCGCGTGGGCTGGCAAGCAACTAGGGTTAGGCGACGGAACTTATCAGCCCGCTCCTCGTGTTACTACTGAGGGGATTGCTCAAGATTTTGGTCTTCAGCATGGAGCGCTAACCCCGCAAACAACAGAAGGGAAAATCTTCTCAGAAGCATTGCCCTATCTAACTCCGGTAGGAGCTGAACGTATTGCGGCGCAGGCTCCAACCATTGCCGGGAGAGTTGCACAAGGAGCATCTCGCTTGCTGGCAGAAAACGCAGTTGGATCTATGGCTGCAAATAGTGTGCAGGACAACCCTGAGGAACTCGCCACTGACCTCGGAACTGGTGTTGTACTTGGTGGGGCGATTAACCAGTTAGGTCGTGCCGCCGGCGCTGTATATCGTGGTGTGCGTGGTGCAATCTCTCCTGAAGCACAACAGGCAATCCGATTTGCTAACTCCGCAGATGTGCCATTGCACACAACCGATGTTTTGCCGCCAAACTCACGAGTCGGGCGCATGGCTCAAACAACGGCTGAAAACATCCCATTTGCCGGGACAAGTTCAATGCGAGCTAATCAGCAAGAAGCTCGCAGTCAGTTGGTAGATGAATTTGCATCACGGTTTGGTGAGTATGATCCGTCAATTGTTATTGGCAGCCTGAAGGCAAAAACATCAGGAATTCGGAAAGCAGCAGGGAACCGTCTTGAGCAAGTTCAGAGCGCAATGACAGGAGTCAACATTCAGCCAACGCGAGCAATTCAGCAGATAGATGATGAGATTGGAAAACTGCAAAAATTAGGACAAGTTGCCGACACGGATACAATTAGCAAACTTCAGGCATACAGGAATGAATTGGCTAAAGGTGATGTTAACCTGGAACAGTTAAGCAGACTGAGAACGCAGTTTAGGATGGATGTCAGAGGAGAAAGGACACAAATGCCACCGCCAGCTGAGGCGGCAGTGCAGCGTGTATACAGGGCAATGACAGGAGACATTGATAACTCCATTGGCCAGAACCTTGGAAACGACACTCTGCGCAGATACAAGCAGGCCAATGCGGTATACGCAGATGAGGCTAGTAAGCTCCAGAATACCCGCTTGAAGAACGTTCTGATGAAAGGGGATCTAACCCCTGAAGTTGTCAACAACATGTTGTTCAGCAAGAACAAATCAGAAGTTCAGAATCTGTACCGGTCAGTCGGTCATGTGGGACGCGCTCAGATGCGTAACGGCATCATCGGAAAGGCTATGGAGAAATCAGGCGGTTCTCCGGATCAGTTCCTGCGCCAGGTTAATTTAATGTCTACCCAGACGGGAATCGCTTTTAAAGGACGAGATGCTGCGTATCTGAAAGGACTGAAGAACTATCTTGAGTCAACCAAGCGTGCTGGTCAGGCAGGAGTAACAACGCCTACAGGTCAGCAAACTATACCGTTCATCCTAGGTATTGGAACGGTAACTAACCCTGCGCTGGTAGGTGTTGGTGGCGGGTATGGTTTGCTGGCAAGAATGTATGAGAGTAAACCAGCACGTAATTCAATGCTTCGCCTGGCTAATACTCCACGTGGTTCTACCGCATTCGAGAAAGCGTTAGCCGAAGTTGAGCGGGCTGTTAACTCTGTTGCTCAAGGCGCTAAATCAGATGCATTAAGCGAATAGCAGTCTACCAACTACGATGCCGAAGATAAGGAATGCAAAGTTCAATAAGTCTCTGTTCATAAATCCTCGTAGGAACCAATAGAGATCATTCTTTGATCTATATATTATCTTAATCCCTTACTTAATTGGGTGATGATAATGAAAAAAGGTGTGATGGTTGGCTGTTTTTGTGTATTTCTCGCTGGGTGCGCTACAGCAACAAAAACGTATGCTCCAGATGGAAGAGAGGCATATACCATAGAATGCTCTGGAGTAGGTGGTTCATGGGCTATGTGTCAGGCCAAGGCCGGAGATCTTTGTGGTTCAAAAGGCTATGACCTGATTAGCACTGGTAGTGATCAGGGAGCTATTGCAAACATTGACGGAAGTACTGGCAACGCATTTGCAACAAACACCATATCAAGAAGCATGTATATAGCTTGCAAAAAATGAGTAAAGCCCGGTTCGCCGGGCTATTTTTTTCGATAGAAATCTTTCAACTTTTCGAATACTAATTCTTGAATTTCTCTGGATACGATGTCTGCTTCGCGTTCAGCATCATCCCTGTATCCGATTACAGGCGTAGGCTTTTCAAGTGAATCAGCCACTATCTGTACTAGCTCTGCATTTAGTGTCCTTCCGTTTGCCTTTGCCCTCTGCTTAACCTTTTCTTTCAGCTCGTAGGGTAGCCTGAGGTTAAATTGCGGGTCATCTCTTCCCATTTCTGATGCCTCACTTTTGTAAGTGGATCGGCATCATATGATCTACTGGTTGTATCCACAATAAGACCACCGTGGTCTTAATGACGCATTGGCGTAGCCACGCTGCGACGATTACTTTCATCTGGAGCACATTAAATGACAGATATCACTGCAAACGTAGTTGTTTCTAACCCTCGTCCCGTCTTCACTGAATCCCGTTCGTTTAAAGCTGTTGCGAATGGGAAAATTTACATTGGTCAGATTGATACCGATCCTGTTAATCCTGCCAATCAGATACCAGTATACATTGAAAATGAGGATGGATCTCACGTCCAGATTGCTCAGCCGCTAATTATCAACTCAGCCGGTAAAATCGTATACAACGGTCAACTGGTGAAAATTGTCACCGTTCAGGGTCATAGCATGGCTATCTATGATGCCTATGGTTCTCAGGTTGATTATATTGCTAACGTATTGAAGTATGACCCAGATCAGTTCCGACAAGAACTGGCTGAGCCGGATGGATCTAAAAAAGTAGGGTATAAAGACAGTAACGTATATGACACATTGAACAAGCTAGAATTAAAATTCAAATCATTCCAGGAAATGCGTGATGATAATTCAAATGAGATAGGCGATTACGCCCTACTCACAGGCTGGCATACAGAGCATCAGGGTTATGGTGCTGGCGTATTTCAGTGCGTCGATAAAACTGGCTTAACGGACGATGGTGGCACTATTGCAGTAGCATCCCCATATGCTTGGAAACGTATCACGGGTCCGGGTGATGCCACTGAGTTTGGTGTTGTGCCGAACGCCGGGAGTGCGTTTGATAATAAGGCGTATATTTTAGCCGCTGCTGCTACGGGGGCGCTTATCTTTCCGGCTGGTGATATTTATACAACATTCTTTACCCTTACTGATACCTACCTTGTGAGAGGGAACTCAACCAATATTCGCGAAATTGAAGCGCCAAATGTAACAGACTTTATTGTCCACTGCTCCAGAAACGGGACATGGGAAGGGCGAATTGACGGAATTGTATGGGAGGATGTTTCTATATTCCCTATTGATACGCATAGAGGTTTCCATACCTATTTTACTACCCTTGGTAATATGCGTAGTGTTAGAGTTAAAGGTGGTATTGGATCCTGGATTGAGGGATCTTCTGATTGGTCATTTTTTCAATGTGAATTTGTTGAGTCAAAGGGAAGAGAAAATATTTTAATAACACCAAAAGTAGATGAGCAGGGGACTATAGGCGGCGGACTGGTATTCAACAAATGCTTCATCGCCAGAAGTGCTAAAGATGGTGCCAGTATAACTCAAATGCCATCTGTTTGGTTCAGAGATTCTGTTATTTATCATAACGCCGACACGGGCCTCCGCTTCAGCACAGATCGTACAACATATCCAGGACCTGAATTTACTGTTAACAAAGTTACTGGTTGTGACATAGATGATAATTACTATGCGGGGGTACAGATAATTGGTGGGCGTTACGTTGATTTCTCAAATAACTGGGTAAGTTCTGGTCGTCAATCTTCTGGGCCGGGATTAAGTATTGATGATAGTATAGGTATCAATATTGAAAGCAACAGCGTTTACCTTTGCGGACAAAACGGGATAACCGTAAAAAATAGTAGTTTTGGAAGTGTTAGTAATAATAACTCTAATGACAATAAAAATACTGGAATCCGCATTATTAACTGCAACCGCATTTCTGTCTGCGGTAATATAGCATGTGGTGAAACCCCATTAGGAGCCTTTCCAAAACCACAGGAAGAAGGTATAAGAGTAGAAGGTGACAGGATAACAACGTATGGCAATATATGCACTGGCAATTCATTTGAAAATTACTCTAATACAGCAACAAACAAGCAAGATGGTTTAAATATAACATCTTGATAGTCCATTAACATGGCTTAATGTAAATTAAAATGCCCCTACCGATAGCGGTTGGGGCTTTTTTTTAATTGCGCGTAGGCAATATTTTATTAGCAAGTCTATGACCAAATCTATTTATTGGCTTCTCAATTAAATTAAAAATTAACACGGAAAGTGTGATTGATAGCGATATTGATGCAATAAATAATGCCAATGTACCTTGTTTAGGTATAAATGAAAAATAGTTTCCGTAGTAATCGGCGAACTCCTTTACAGGGATGTGTATCAAGTACAAAGAATAAGATGATTCACCAATTATTGTAATTATTTTAGGAAACGATGGGGAAAAAATCCTTTCAATTCTCACAACGCTAAACACAAGAAAGAAAGCAATAATACCTGAGCGCGTGATACCGTTTCCACCGAACGCACTAGTAAACCATAATATGAAACAAATATTTATTATTACGATATAAAAATACCCAGTATTTTTATTGTTATAAAATCTGTTGTCCCCAAATAACTTTTCTGATTCCGCTATAATCATTCCTAAAATAAAATCTAAAACTATTGGGTTTCCTGCAAAACCAATGTACTTATCTGGTGTGGTGTTAGGTATTGTAAATGATTGCGCGTCTAAAACTAAATGGCCTTGGTAATAGTATGATGAAAAAATAAATATAGTAATAATTATTGCAGTTGTTAAAACAGACCTGTATTTTGCTGTAAATATCATTGAGATGGCAAAAATTATATAAAAATAAATCTCATATCTCAATGTCCACGCAACAACGAGCG